GATGCTGACACTGATCCAAATGATAACGCTTCATCATTAGTAATGGGAGACTTAGCATAATGGGTGAAATAGATGGGATGCTGTTTTGGAATATTGTCCTATCCCTGATTGTAATTCCATTTGGTTGGGTGTTCACATACCTCGTTAAAGAGGTCAAAAGGCAACAAATATTAATCAATAAAACAAGAGAAGAAATTGCATATAATTATGCAAGAAAAGATGATGTTAAGGATGACATTACAAAGCTAATGGATGCCTTACACAGACTAGAAGATAAACTAGATAAAGTTCTCTCCAAATAAGTTAGGTTACATAAATGATAGATCCTGTCAGTGCATTTGGACTCATTGTGTCTGCACACAAAACTTTGAAAAAATGTGTAGAAATGGGTCGTGATCTTTCATCAGCTACGACAGCTATCCAAAATTATGCCAGAGGTGAGGCTGAACTTGGGTTTGGTAAGGAAAGAAAAAAAAAGAAAAGATTGTTTGGTGGTATCATGGATGATGCCATAGATCAGCATTTCAAGGAAGAAGAACAGAAAAGATTAAAAGACGAATTGCGTTCAATTTTTTTGCTTTATGGGTCTAGTGGTCAATGGGAACGTCTCCAAGCCACGATTGCCCATGCTCGAGCAGAACACAAAAAGGCCTTGGAAGAACAGGCCAGAAAAAGAGATTTATTGATAAACTGTACTGTTGGAGTTGTTGTAGCTTGCATTGGTGTGGCTGTAATTATCTGGTGGGCAAATTATTTAAAAGGTTAGTTATGAGCAAACTTATAGATCAATTAAAACGTCATGAAGGCAAAAGACTTTTTCCATATCATTGTAGTGCAAATAAATTGACAATTGCTTATGGCAGGAACCTTGAGGATGTAGGGGTTACTGAAGAAGAGGCAGAGTTAATGCTGTCTAATGATGTAAAGAAGGTACAGGAGCAGTTAAGCGGTACTGACTGGTACAATGGCCTAGATGAAGTAAGAAAAGCAGTTTGCGACAATATGTGTTTCAACCTAGGTTTTGCAGGTTTAAATACATTTCAAAAATTCATTGGTTGCCTGTCAAATGCTGACTATGAAGGTGCATCAAAAGAGATGATTACAGGATCAAATGGCGGTGAATCAAAGTGGGCATCTCAGGTAGGACAAAGGGCATATGAACTAGCTGAACAGATGCGTACTGGTCAATGGCAGGATGTATAAGGTACTTGTCACTGTTTGTATGATGCAGATACCGCAGAATTGTATGACATTGGAAAACCATGAATACCCAGTGATATATGAAACATACGATCAATGTAAAGAAAGAGCCTTGGAGATTGGCTCACAGGTTCCTGTATATATGCCAAAATGGAAAGCTATAAGATGGAGATGTATTAAGGTCAAAGAAGGCAGATTTAGTAATTATCAAAGTAAGGGAGAATAATTTGATAGGATTAATATCAGCACTAGCACCTATTGTAGGTGACATAGTCAAAGAGGCCATACCAGACCCTGACAAAAAGGCAGAGGCTGAAAATAAGGTAAGGCTTGCATTATTAGAAAACACAAAGCAGATTGAGGCATCAGCAAGTCAGATTATTCTTGCCGAGGCCAAGTCTGAAAGTTGGATTGCCAGTAGTTGGAGGCCAATTTTGATGTTTAATATTACATTAATTGTAAGTGTAAATTATTTGATTTTTCCGCTTATTGAAGTGGCTACTGGTAGCAAGTTAATGATACCCCTGCCAGACGAATTATGGACATTGTTAACAGTAGGTGTTGGTGGATATGTAGTAGGTAGATCAGGAGAAAAGGTAGCTAAAACATTAAGGAAACCATAAGGCCAACCACTGTGCCAACCAAATAAATATTTCAATTATTACCCTCAAAGACTTAGGTTTTTGGGGGTTTTTTTTGTGTTTTGAATAAAATTCGTCAGGTTTTTTACATTTTTTTGCCTATTTACTTGACCTGTAGGCATAAAAATATTACATTAAAAGAGTATAAATTTGAGGAGACTAATTATGAATAGTTTAAAATTTACAAAAGAGCATATTCAGTGGACATCAGAGAGAAAAAAATTATCTTCTCTCTTTGTTCGACTTAGTGAAGAAAGTCTTGGATATGATTGGGATAAGTCAAAAAACAAATATGTTTTCAATGGCAATGTATATGGTGCAAAAATGTTTTCACTTTACTGCAACTGGAAAGAAACTGTATGGGGCAAGAATGCCAATGGTGATCCAGTAGCTAGGGAAGAATGGAGAACAAACCATTTGCTTAATCTTTCAACTGATTTTCAGAAGGCTAATGAAAAGGCAAAAAAACTTTGTAAGGAACTTAAAGTTTCGAAAGTTTTATTTCTTACTGATGAACCAGTATATCAAAACCCATACAAATTCAGAACTCCAGAAGAATTACAGGCTGAAAAATTATGGGCATCAATCAAGGATGAAGTGTTCAAGATAAGAAGTTTGAAGGATAGAGTTCAAAAGCATTCATACAAAATTGCCAGACTTAGAGAAAGAAGGCTTTCACCTTCTAACTTTGTCGGTGAGGTTAATGACAGGGATGTATTTGATTTGACTTTGAAATTCAAACTTGATTTCCAGAATTACTTTAATGGCAGACCAGTAACAAGTTGGTTGAACAGTCTTGTTGATGGTCAGGGTAACGTATTTGTTTACTGGGGCAAATGCCTTGGTAACAAGGGTGATAGTATCAAAGTTAAGGCTACTATCAAAGAACACAAAGTCTATAAGGGCATTAAGCAAACAGTCGTAAATAGACCAACTATTTTAGAGGAGACAAACTAATGAAACTAGCATTTATAATTATTCCGCATGAAACTAAACTGGGCAGTACGAAAAAACTGCTCAGTGATACTATTTATAAGTTTTACATTGCGTTTGGTGGTTGTACTCACTACCCAGTTACTGGCATATGTAAAGGCCATACAACAGGCCTACCATGTGAAAAGATTGAGGTAGCATTGGAAGATAAACAATCATTTAAATTCTTAGAAATTGCGGACAATGTTGCCAAAAAATTGCAGGTCGAAGAAATTATGGTGCAACACCCTGATGGAAGAATATTACTTTTTAAAGGAGCAAACTAATGAATAAAATTAAGTGTGAAAACAAAATGAAAGAAATGGGTCTTTGGTATGATATGTTGGTTGCTAACGATGGTTATTATTACTCAATATATCCAAATAAAGATAAACATTGGTTTCCATTGATAGGGGTGCATTCCACTTGCACAGATACAAGAGGCTATTTTGATGATACTCCTAAAATGAAAACAGTTTGGAAAAGTCTTTGGGATGAATTAAATGGAGAGGATTTAGAACCAGAGTATTGTGGATGTAAAGATTGTTGTGCATTTGATGAGGAGACAAACTAATGACTGAATATAGAATCACTGATATTTATGTTTTTACTGGAATTAGAAGAGGTAAGAAATTTAAATCTTACCAGTTCCAATATAAAATTATGGATGAAAATACAGGCACTTGGCCTAAGCATTTCAAGAAGGTAACTAATCAAGATAAGAAAAAACTTAGAATTGAGAGGGATGCCTTGGAGAAAACATTGCAAAGTCAAGTGCAGGTAATTCAAGATGCATACTTTGAGGACATAGCTGAAAAGGCATTGGATGTAAGAAGAATGTCCATAGACAGGACTGTAAAGGGCATCAGGGCAAGGTCTTTTGACAATGATCAAAGACACTTCAACCTGCATCTAAGGCCTTATTTTGGCGGTAAATCAATCAGAAAGATAACTACAGGTGATATCAATCTCTTCATAGATAGTATGGCCAACTCTGGTAAATCTGCAAAGCTGATCAGACATTGTATCGGTACACTAAACATGATTTTGAAGTATGCTATCAACAAGGGTTATATTGCAGTCAATCCTAATAATCCAAAAGAAAGAGATAAAATTTCTGGCGGTGAAAAAGAAAGAGGTGGTTACTCTCATGATCATATTGCCTCAATGATTAAAGGTGTTGAAAATTCAACTTACTTTAAATGCTTTGTAATGTTCTCAGCATTCACAGGCCTATCTGCAAACGAATTACAAGGCTTACAGTGGGGTGATATTTGTTTTGATAGTAAAACAGTAACAGTAAATAGAACTGTTGATAACAAAGGCAATGTTCAAGATACCAAAAACTTTTACAGGGTTAGAACACTTGGCCTGCCTGATGGATTGGTTCAGATACTGAAGGAGTGGAAATTAAAGTCTCATTGTGATCTCTGGGTATTTCCAAATGCCTATGGTAAAAAACCATTTGAACAAAATGCCATGAGAAAAAATATAAAGAAGATTTGTGATCTGGCAGGAGTTCCTGATTATGGAATTGGTGGTTTTAGAAAGTATTACAATACTAGCATGATCTCCGAGGTTCCAGACCACATTAGGAAGGCTAGAATGGGGCATAGCAAGCATTCAACTACTGCTGAGACTAATTACACCATTGTTGATTTAGAGCAGGCTAGGGATGCGAAACAGGCCGATCAATTGATGAAGAAAGTTCTGGAAGTTTGATCAATCATATTCAATCCCACCCTTGAATACTTGGGTGGGTTTTCTCACAACTCTTCCAGTATCTATTTCCTTCAAGGCTCTAGGATCATCTTCAAATCTTTCATTCTCTCCTAATTCCTCTGGAGTTTTTTTACTATTCTGAAATTGTAATTCATTGAATAATTCTCGCAATTCTGGGTTACCTCTTTTTGTTCCCCTGCAAGCATAACAAATAGATGGCCTACGTCTTTTATGTTGCACCCTGCCTAACCTAACACCGCAATCATTACAATAATTGTAAATGTTTTTTATATCATCGGTAGTGACTGTAAGTTTACAGGCAGGGCATTGATAAACATCATATAATTCTGTAGTTTTCAACATGGTTTTACAACTTGGGCAAATATTCATTTATTCTTACCCTTCAATGCCAGTTCACCTGCAATACCGCCAAACCCCACATTATCAACATGAGAATCAGGATTAGTTGGATCATGTGCAATTCTGGAGATTTTTTGAAGTTGATTGAAAATACCAACTTCAAATAATTCTATTGGTTGTTTTGAAATATCCCTTCCTTGCAGGTAAGCATTCCAGAGGTCAGCAGTCCTTTTAAAATTATCCTTAACATTGCCATAGGCCTTCATCCTATCACCAGTAGTTAAGGCCTTTGCCTGATCAAATATTTCAGCTTTAGAAAGGGATTTTGTCATTTAAAGGATCTTTAATTTTGCCTGCCAACCAAGTGTCACTTTTCTTGTAAAGATTTGCCCAGAGGACTTGCCCATCACCAAGGACAATTTTGCAATTGTAGTCGCAATGCCAATCCTCAGTTTTTTTATTATTTGTATTTATTGATACAGTAAAGTTATCTTCACCATACTTTATAAGTTTTTTTTCTTGTTCCATTTTATTTCCCTTCTATTTGTGATTTTCTTATATGGAAGTAATCAACTGCCTCTTGCGTTTTAGGCTTTTGCTCGTGCCACATTTCCCTCAATTTTTGGACAGTACCGCATCGATCTGCTAAATATTTAATTTTTTCAAATTCATTCTTAAATTTTGGCAGTTCTTTATTTTCACCTGACCCCTTAGTTTTTGAGGAGACTTGGGGATCAGGTTTTGATGAGGTTCCTTCGGAGCCATCCCCATCTTTATTGTCCATTGCTGAATTACCATCGTCATCATCATCAAACAGGTAATCAGAAAATTCTTTTTCATCATGTGTATCTACAGTGACAATATCCAACATCGTTGCACATATAAGCCTTCTGTAATATGTTATAGCTGATGATAGTGCCTGTGGATCATTTTTTGTTAGCAACATTGGTATCTTTGATATCTCCATTTCCTGTGTAGGTAGATGCACCAACTTACTAACAAATATACATTGATTTTCTGTATACTCAAAGGTGTTCTGCATAATTAGGTCATAATTTACTGCATTATCAATTACCCTTTGAACAAATGCCAGACTTGCATATTCACTGTTATGGAATGGGTTTTTAGATTCTTTGATGATGAACCTTTTAGCATCCCTGATCCATATTGCCTTGGCTTGGTACAATGATTTATTTTCATTGCTAACACTGTCCTGTACCTCAGCATTTAGCTTTGGTTTAGGTATTAAGTTAGATGTAGTATCTCCTAGTTTTTGCATATTTCTAACCTCTTTGATCCATTACGTTGTACTTTGATTTTAACACCATGTCCTGTAGCCTCACTAGCATTTGGTGGTACTAACTTTTTTATCTTATCAGAGCTTTCTTTGAAAATCTTGTTTGCTCCTGCTGTTTGTATTATTTGCAGGGCAAAAGACCGCCACCTGTCATCACTTTCCATATCGACTGGTACTAGATCAGCCTGTGGCACAAAGTCAGTCGTTGTTGGTATTTCATCAGGCTCAAAACCTAAATCAACACAGTTCATAAAGTATTTACCCAGTTCGATCAGTTCTTCCTGATATGAAGTGTCGATCTGCATTTCTTCCAATATAGGTTTATCACCGCCTCTGATAAAGCTAAGTAGGCCATACTCAACTGGTTTATCCAGATATTCCTGCAATAGGTAAGCATTCCAATGTAGCTGAGGTGCATAGTACCTAATTAACCTTGGAATTACGTCACCCCATGCCTCATCCTTTACAGGCCTGCCAAGTGTGAATTTGGCATCGATGACAGCTATTTTGTTTTTGTAATTTTCAATTACACCATCAAGAGTACACCGCATAAAAGGATGCTTTTTACCTTCAATGACTTGTTGCCTCATGTTAATTGTGGTTTGCAAATAATGCTCAGTCCATTCCAGATTAACTGTTTCAGTGATATGCCCCATAATCACAGGCCATATAAGTGTTAAATCGTCTGGTTCTTTCTGGTCTGTTTTTTCAAGAAAAAGATTGTGAATTTTTTCTTTATTTCCAGAGGCAATGATATTTATTTCACTGCCACCTAGTTTCTTTTTTCTAGCAGATAGACTTTTTTTATCCATCCGCAACTTCTCAAAAAATGATATTGCCATGTTGTCTCCTCATTAAAATAATTTTGAGATTATACTACAAGGCATAAATTTGCAAATTGTTTTTCATTGACAGATAAATTTCAAAAATGCATTAATTATGCCTAAGATGAATATTTAGAATTGGTAAAATTAATGAAATTAAAGGCATACATGGTTTTGAAGGGTATTCGGCAGGTAGACCTAGCTGAGTTGTTGAAGGTAAATCAGTCATCAATTAACAAGTGGTTGTATAAAAAGTCATTACCATCTGGCAAACATATGATTGAAATTTATAA